GCACACGAAAGGACTCGGTGGTTTTGCATGTGTAACCATAGCAACGCGCAACGCTGCCCCATATTTATTGCAGATACGATTATGATTACAAAAGGACAAGGATTTCACCAAAACACCACCAACAATGGATTCCGAGAGTATCTTAATTCGAGCATGAACGACATGTTCTCGCTCGACATGAGTAGATGTTCACTGATTGAATGTATTGACAAGATGTGCGAAATAAAGTCACGTTCACATCCAAAGATTAAACAGAACTATCGTATGCTTGTAAATAAGTTGGAGGACATCGAAAATCAGTTCGGCTGCACCATCATGCCATCTATGATTTCATCGGTATTCTGGAATCACTTCGTTCCGTTCCTTGCAGAACAAGGTCTAAAGTATTCCACCATCGGACATGTGAAGGCGAACTTGATTGCGGTGCTGAACTGGTCGTCGAAGTACGGCGTGAAGTTGAATCCGAGCTACAGCGAGGTGGACATTCCCAACTATATCCCAAGCAAGATTTCGATAACAATTTTTGACACTTTAAAAACGTTACTAAACATAACTAATTGATAATCAGTTAGTTAAAAAATGTTTAGTAACGTTTTTTCATTTATATATATTATAATAAATTAGTTTTAGTTGCAACTAGATATTGCTCCTAAAAAGGAGTACAAATTAACACTTAAAACTAATTTATTTTATGTCTGAAAGTAAAATTTACACAATTCCAGATAATAATCGTTCTATCGATCCTTCTTTAATGCTTGCTCTTTCTTAGAATGGAGGCTTCGGTAATGGAGGTTGGATGTGGATGATGTTTATGTGGATGATGTTTCCTTGGTTATTTGGAGGAAATGGATTTGGTGGCTTTGGTGGATTCGGTAACAATGGTGGAACTGGATTCTTAGCTAATCAGTTAAATAACGATGCTGGTAGAGACTTGCTCTTACAGGCTATCAACGGTAGAGCAGATGCACTTGGACAACTTGCTAATATTCTTCATACAAATGTTGGTAATGTTCAGAACGCTGTTAATACAATTCAGTCTTCTATACAAACTGTAGGTGCTCAGGTCGGACTTAGTGGACAGCAAGTTATTAACTCTATTCAAGCTGGAAATGCTTCTCTCAGTCAGCAACTTTGTCAATGCTGCTGCGAAAACAGACTAGCTATTGTAGAATAGACTAATGCTTTACAAAGTCAAGCTGCTTCTAATTTTGCTGCTTCTCAATTATAGAGTGCATAGAATCAAGCAGCTACTCAACTTCAAATGGCTCAGATTGAAAGTGCTGACCAGTTAGCTGTTTGTCAACAAACAAATGCCTTATCTAACCAAGCTGATAAAAATACTAATAGTATTCTTAATGCCATTGCTGGATAGAATACTCTTATTACTAAAGAGTTCTGTGATCTTAAGGAAAGAGAATTATAGAATAAGATTGATACTCAAGGAGATATTATTACTCAATTAAGAGGGCAAATAAGTAATGACCGCTAGACTTTGTAGTTAAATAATGCATTACACGCTCTTGATGATAAAATTGATGCTATTGCTGCTAAACAGCCTAATACTGTCCCAGTTCAATGGCCTAATCTTGTTGCTGCTAACATAACTCCTCAAATTGGAAATTATTACTCTGGATGGGGAAATAACGGTGGTGTTATATTTTAATTGATGGAAATAGGAGGTTAAAAGTATGAATTGTTGTAATCAAATTATAGCAACTAATGCAGGAGGTATTCCATATGTTGTTTCAACAAACACTACTGTAGGTACTGAAAGTATTAATATAGCTTTAGGGTTTAGAAGAGTTCAGCCTGTAGGATATATTACTATAGCAATAGATGATGTAGTTCCAGCAGATGCTACACTAACATTACCAGTAACATTAACTATGAATGATGTTACAAGGTCTTTGGTACTGCCTAATGGTACTGCAGTAACTGCTGCTGAATTATTAAATGTTAATACTTTACTTGTATTAAATGATAGAAGTAGAGGTTTATTAATATTAATTTCTAGAACTGTAGAATAATATGTTTTCAGCATTATCTCAAGGAAGTCCTATCTATTTGTTAGATAAGACTTCCACTTTAGAGTATAAAGTTGGGGAAGTTATAGGAGTAAGTACTCCAAGATTTAATAGTTTTGGAAATACTGTGGATTTAAAAATAAAAATAGATGATTCTATTCAAGAATTTAATGGGATACCTAGTATTAATAGTTTTGTATCTTATAATAATGGAAAAGTTATTATTAGTGAAACTAAATAGAGTATCCAAAATGAAATAGAAGGAATTTTATAGAATAGGAGAAATATTGTTGAAAATATTGAAAACTACAAACAAGAAATTATATAGTGTGAAGATATTTTAAAAAAGTTAAATCCACAATTTGCAATAGATAAGGAACGTGATGAAAGATTGTCAAATTTAGAAACTAGATTTGATGGTTTTGAGTCTAAATTGGATAAAATTTTTAATTTAGTATAGAAATGATAGTATTAGAAGTAACTGAAGATAAATTTGGAAAGCTTATGAAATCTGTATCAGAAATAATAAAACATTCAGAATGTTTGGAAGCATTATTTGAAGATTTAACAGAAGATTCTGAATTTGGTGAAAGAATGGGAAACCGAAAATATTATGACGATGATGATATGTACGGTTCTCGCTATGGTATGCGTCGTGGCCGTAGACGTTCTTAATCATGATTAGAAAGTCTCTTGACTATTATGATGACAGGCCTACTTCAATGAAACGTTATTTAAAATATTATGGACAACATTTTAATAAAAAACTTTGTGATTTTGCAGTATCTAAAATGAATCATGGAAAAACTCCTGTTTCTAAAGAGTCTGTAGAATCTATACTAAACAAATATAATATATAGTTAGATAATAATGAATTATATGACTTTGTATATGTTTATAATATGGGAAATAATGATTTTCTTGGAAGTAGTATACCAGATGAAAAACATTTAGCTCTATATGTAAAAGATGTTATAGATGATGAAGACGGATATGATGGAATAGTATTTAATAGATGGTATGCAGATTTTGTAACTTGTGGTGTACCAGTAGACTGGGAAGAAATGATATGATTAAAGATTCCTTTTATATCAAAAAATGGAAAGTTACTATTTTATACGATTGTACTTGTGATGATATTGATTATATAATTGAAACTTTAAAAGACATCAATTGTCCTAATAATTATATAAAAGAAGCTCTTAGAAATTTAGAAACTTGTAATTTAAATATAGGCTTAACATATTCAAACATAAGATTAAAAAGTTCTGTTATAGTAGTTAATAAAACAAGTTCTTTCGCACAATTAATAAATACCATTTCTCACGAATACCTTCATTTACTTTTTCATATATCTAAAACTCTAAAGATAAAAGATGAAGAAGAATTAGCATGTCTAAATGGAGATTTAAATATGCGTTCTTATATTTTTGTAGAAAAATTGAAGAAAAAAGTAGATTCTGAATAAGAGTCTACTTTTTTTTGGTTTGTACAAAAAATAAAATAAATTTGAGTAAATGATTTAAAATTTAAAATATTATGGCAAGACCAAAACCAATGCATAGAAAATCAGGTATATCAAAAGGCCGTCCTTATAACAAAGGAGGTAAAGTTGGAAAATAGTCTAAAGCATAAGAAATTCCTAATAGTAAATAAGTATTTACCACATTTTTTAGCACTATTTTATGCTATTTATACTTTATTAGGATGTTTCGGAATAGATGCTATACCTATTAGTTATTTTGTACATGTTTCTATATTTCCTGGATTGTATATGTACAACACCTCAGTTATTTTTAGATTTTGTTATGTTCATAGACTACCTATCTATTATATAGGAATAAATGAATTAATAACAGCAGTAGATTATTATTTAAATATTCCAATTAGTGATTTAACATTATTAGCAGTTCATTCTCTTATAATTGCATCATTAATATTTGGATATTCTTATTATTACGTTAAACATAAAATAAAATGAGATTTATACATAGACTAGGAGGCCCATGCTGCCCTGTTCCAAATAAAAAATAGAATCAGTAGTCTGAAGAAGATATTCCTTCAGGCCCTAATACTAATAATTATGAATATGTTGATTTAGGACTACCTAGTGGAACTCTCTGGGCAACAATGAATGTTGGTGCAACAAGTGAGACCGACTATGGTAACTACTATATGTATGGAATGGGAAGCAAGACATATGATAGCACAGATACGCCATATGCAGGTACTGAAGACCCACTTGCAACGTCTGCTGACACTGCCGCACAAGAATGGGGTGGCGATTGGCATATGCCAACGAAAGCACAAATGCAAGAATTGAAAGATAATACTACTTATCAGTGGGTAACTGACTATAACAATAGTGGTATCAATGGCGGTTTGTTCACAGCACAGAACGGTAAGTCAGTGTTCTTTCCTGCTGGTGGCGTCTGGAACAATGGTAGCCAGTACAATGTAGGCAGTTACGGTTACTGTTGGGGTTCTTCTCCTCGTGGTAGTAGTACCGCTTACAACTTGTTCTTTGTCAATGGTAACGAGGACGTGGGCAATGACTTACGTGAGAACGGCTTATCGGTTCGTGGTGTTATAGGATGGTAAATATATTAAGAAATCTTTTTCAATAGTTAATTAATGATATAGATTCTGGAAACTCCAATATAAGTGAAAAAGATTAGTAGAAAATAATTGACTTAATTCAAGAAATTACTAGCCCAGAATTATCTAAGATAGAGTCAGCAAATTATATTGGAGTTTCCAGAGCAACTTTTGACAATTATATAGTCAAAGGTCTGATTCCAAAAGGACATAAGAGATAGGGATTTAAAGAATTACGTTGGTATAAAACAGATTTAGATAAATGGAAGAGACCGTAAAAATTTTCGGATAGGCTTAGAAAGAAATTGGTTCTTTAGATACTAATTTGGTATTAAGAACAAAAGGTCAAGTATATATTAGATATGGAAAAAAGTATATTGAGTTATTAGATACTAACGGAAATTTAAAAGTAAAAGTTCCGAAAGTTATAGTTAAAATTGATTCAGAAGATTAGGCAAAATAGGATGGATTATATCTTTTAGATAATAACTTATATGCTAAAATTGGTGATGAATTTATTTTAATTGTAAATAATTCTGAAAACGGAAATTATATTCAATATATTGGAGAACAAGAACTTTCTTAGGAACAATTAACTACAGCTTAGAATAATATAGGATTAACTTTTAATACTATAGAAGAAGCTTTGAAAAAAGTTAAAACTGGAATAGTTCATATTGGAAATAAAATATATTATATAAATAATAACTCTGCTACTTCTGTAATTGAGAATTTAAATAATCCCTTAAAAGAGATTAATAACACTAAATTAGAAGAACATCCTAGAGAAGATAATGCTGCTATAGTATATGAAAGTAATTCTTGGAAATATATAAGAGTTGTTACTTATGATGAATTTATAAAATATATTACTAAAGAAGAAGATCCTAAACCAGAACAAGAAACAAATAAATATTACAATATAGATTTGTATGAATATTCTACAGGATATAATCTTGAAAAATTAAAAATAGTATTTAAAGACGAAGAGGAAGCCAAAGAATCCGGCGAGGAATTTGATGACAGGAGAGAAAATATAAGAGAAACTGAAATAATTGATTTTGATTTTTCTATATTTCCTAAATCAAATATAATTAAGAACTCAGAAGGAATAATATCAATAGTTGGAGGTGTTGTAGACGGAGAACCAGATAATATAAGAGGTTATACTTTTAATAAAAAAACAGCAACTGCTTGGGATTTTTCTAAAAAAACAACTTACACGTATTTAGTAGAGGAACCTTTTGCTATTAATGTTTTAATAGAGGATGGTTTAAAACCTATTGCACATAATGAAGAAAATGGAGAGATTGAATATTCTCCAATAGAAGTAATACTTAATGTTAGGCCACAAGAAGATACACAAGAAGATACACAAGAAGACATACAAGAAAATAGTATATATTACGATTTAATGAAATATAATGGCAAATGGTACTATTTTAATAATTCTATTCAGTATTAGTTGAATTTATATAATAAAAAAATTTATATTAAAGCAGAATTTTCTGCATTACAAACTTCTAAAAAACAAACGTTTCTTATAAATCACCCCGAAGCTTCTTTTGAATTATAGGAAAATAATACTTCTGCATCAGATGGAGATAATAAATATTATTCAAATCAAACTAATTTAAAATTAGGAAGTATTCGTGATTATGATTATTCTCCTAATACTAATAATTATAATTATTCTTCTTAGGGATTATATTCTGATAAAAATATATTAAGTAATGTATTATTTCAACCCAGCCGTAATATCAATAGAAATATAAATGAACTGATGGACGAGTCTGATGGTAATCCAAAAGTTAACATAAATATTTGGGAATTTCCTAGATATTTGGATCAATTTAGGAGTT